CACCGTGGCCGGGGTATTCATCGGCCTGCTGATGGCGCTTATCAGCTGGTACTACAAACACAAAACCTATCAGCTGCTGCTGAGCGGGCGCATCACGCGGGGTGATTATGAATCTGCAGATCGTTAAACGCTGCGCCGTGGGCGTGGTGCTGGCGCTGGCTGCCACGCTGCCCGGCTTTCAGCAACTGCACACCTCCGTAGAGGGGTTGCGGCTCATTGCCGACTATGAGGGCTGCCGCCTGCAGCCGTACCAGTGCAGCGCGGGAAAGTGGACCGACGGGATCGGCAACACCTCCGGCGTGGTGCCGGGTAAGTCCATCACGGAACGGCAGGCGGCGGGGAATTTCATCACCAACGTGTTACGCACTGAGGCGGCACTGGCGCGCTGCGTGGCGGTCTCTATGCCGCAGCAGGTTTATGACGCGCTGGTGTCGCTGGCGTTCAACGTCGGCACCGGCAACGTGTGCGGCTCCACGATGGTGGCGCTGCTGAAAAAGGGCCAGTGGCGCGAGGCGTGTTACCAGCTGCCGCGCTGGGTGTACGTGAAAGGCGTTTTTAATCAGGGGCTGGATAACCGGCGCGGACGTGAACTGGCATGGTGCCTTAAAGGAGTCTGATATGCAGATGTTTAAAAAATGGTGGTTTACGGCATTACTCACCGTCCTGCTGACGCTGGTCAGTATCAGTCACGGCAGCTTCGCGGGTTATCCGCTGGCGGCGCTGATTTGGGCTGACTTCCTCAAATGGGCTGTTATCGGCTATACCGGCCTGTATGCCTTTTGCCTGCCCGATGGGGAGCGTAAGCGGGTATTTGCCTGGCTGCTGAAGTTTGCGCAACTGGCTGACCGCGTGCCGCTCAGATGGTATCACCGCGTATTTATCGCGGTGGTGATGTGCGCAGCGGGCTGGAAGATGACGGCGTTTATCGGGCTGTTTGCGGCATTTTATTGCCTGATGATCAGGACTGAACTTGAACGGGCTGCAGCATGACGCGCGCACTGGCCGCCATCGTGCTGATCCTGCTGGTTTTCGCAGGCGTGCAGTCTTACCGGCTGAGCAGCGCACACGGCAGGATTGATGCGCAGCAGACCACCATTGCAGGCCAGGGAAAAAAGCTGAGCCAGAAAAACAGCCAGCTGATTGCCCTGAATATCCTGACGCAAACCAGCAGCCAGGCACAGACGCAGCTTTACGCCGCCGCCGAACGCAACGGCCAGCTGCTGCGCGACCGGCAGCGAAAGATTGAGGAGCTGAAACGTGAAAATGAAGACCTTCGCCGCTGGGCTGATACCCTCCTGCCTGATCCTGTTGTCCGGCTGCGCCAACGACCGGCCTTCGCAGGAGGTGAATCTTACCGTGAGTGGCTGTCCGAAAATCACCCGCTGCCAGCTGGACCCGGCAGCGCCGCGCACTAACGGCGATCTTCTGGCCCTGCTGGACGAAACCGAGGCCGCCTGGGCGGCATGTGCCGGTAAGGTGGATACCATCATCAGCTGTCAGGAAAAAGACGATGAACAAGCCGCAGTCCTTACGCAGCGCACTGAATAAGTCGGTCCCCTACGTTGCCGAAAACCCTGACCGCCTGCACCTGTTCGTGGACAGCGGCCAGCTGGTCGCCACGTCCGCCGCGTCCCTGTCGTGGGAGTATCGCTACACGCTGAACGTGGTGATCACCGACTTCACCGGCGACCAGAATCTACTGATGGCCCCGGTGCTTTTGTGGCTGCGGGAAAACCAGCCCGACGCGCTGCAGAACAGCGACGCGCGCGAAAAGCTGTTTTCGTTTGAGGTCGATATTCTTGCTAATGACCGCTGCGACATCAGCATGGACCTGAAGCTGACTGAGCGCGTGATAGCGACCGTGGAGGACGGGAAGGCGCACATTGAGGCGATGCCGGAACCTGAATTACCGGAGGAATTCTGGACGGTGAAGCATGGCTGAACTGCATGAAGTGGATGCCTGGCTGGCTGCGCTTCTCTCCCAGCTGGAACCGGCAGCCCGGAAAAAGATGCTGCGTGAGGTGGCGCGCGACGTGCGCCGCATTCAGCAGGCAAACATCACAGCACAACGTTCCCCGGACGGCACCGCATGGGAGCCGCGCCGCGTCAGCGCCCGCAGCAAAAAGGGGCGCATCCGTCGCGGCATGTTCGCGAAGCTGAAAACGGCAAAATATCTCAAGGCACAGGCAGGCGCAGACGCCGCTGAGGTTGCCTTTGTTCCGTCGGTGCAGAAGCTGGCCCGTGTTCATCACTACGGCCTGCGGGACCGGGTAAGCCGTCGCGGCCCGATGGTGAAATATGCGGAACGTCCGCTGCTGGGCATCAATAACGAAGTGTTAGAATTAACAAAAAACACACTTATACGATGGCTCATAAGCATTAAATCATAGAAATGGCTTTAGTTTGGGCTTTTAAACGCTTGTCTATCCATCCATGAATCCCAATTTATGCATCCATCATCGAAGTTTAATATCTTCATAAACACTAGGGGCAACAATCTGTTAATATTTGAAAAATAATCCTCTAGGGAAATTTCTTTTTTATCGTCATCCACCCAAGCTTTATAAACGCCATTGTGGAAGAGAGCATGGCGTAGTTTACAATAGTGATAAATGTTTCTTTGAGGCGTGACGTGTCCATTTTTGCGCACGTCAAACCCATACCCCTGAAGAAAGTCAGTAATTATTTGCGGTGTCTTTTGAGGGTTGAATTTTTGAAGTGAATGTCGAGCTATCGCTTCAAGACTTGAAAACAGCAAATAATAATTAACATCAACATAATGTATAGGTTCTCTAAACTTCAGCATAGATTTAAAGAATGTAGTTCGGAATGCATCTGATTCATCATTAACCGAATCATTTAACCTAACAATGGCTAAATTGATAAATTTAGCTCTACTTTCAGAATAAAAAACATCCTCAATAATAATTTTACCTGAACCTAAATGGCGGTGAGCTTTGAGAGTTTTGGGGTAGTCTTCAGGTAGGCTGTCAATTGATTCATGGTCTTCAAGTTCTCCAGATATTATTACATTCTTTTGTTCAATGAAACTTAGAACAGCAGACAAGTCAAAGATCAACTGCGACAGGCCATTGTAATCCTCAGCTTCAGGTAGGAAAAAACCAGAAAGCACGTATTGTTTTCCATCAACCTTATTTTTCTTACTTAAGCCCAAGCTTTTAAAAATTGGAATTAATTCTCCTCCATTAAATTTTATCGGCTTGCTAAAAGTAAAACCATAAATTCCAATTCTTATCATTACTCCCCCAATAGGTTTTCTTTCTTGTGTGAATGTTCACACAACCAGTACCTATACAAAGAAACGATTTTCCATGCAAGCATAAAACCATGAACGAAAAACTCACCGAAATTATGCGCCTTATCACCAACCTGATCCGCACCGGCACCGTGTCCGACGTTGATCCGGTGAATTGGCTGTGCCGGGTGAAAACGGGCGACCTTGAAACCAACTGGATTAACTGGCTCACCCTGCGCGCCGGTAGCACCCGCACATGGTGGAAACCCACTGTCGGGGAGCAGGTTGTGCTGCTGAGCCTGGGCGGCAACCTTGAAACCGCTTTTGCGCTGCCCGCCATTTATTCCGAAGCCTTCCCGCCGCCCGACTATTCAGAAGACGGCACCACCACCGTGTTTAAGGACGGTGGCTGGTTTCAGTACGAGCCGGAAACCGGCCAGCTGCTGATCAAAAACATCAAAAGCGTGCGCATTGAAGCGGCAGACGGCATTCAGCTGATCACCGATGCGCTGGGGATAGAGGCCAGCCAGACACGGATCAACGGTGATACCACGATGAACGGCGATGTAACACACGGCGGCGGTTCAATGAGTTCTAACGGCGTGATTGCTGATAAGCACTTACACAACAAAGTTAAGAGTGGCGGCGATATGTCAGGAGGCCCGCAATGATGTATCTCGGCATGAACCGCGACACCGGCGAAGCCATTACCGACATCGATCACATCCGGCAGAGCATGCGCGACATCCTGATCACCCCGGAAGGCAGCCGCATCGCCCGGCGTGATTACGGTTCGATGCTGTCAGCGATGATTGACTGGCCGCAGAACGACGCCACCAAACTGCAGGTAATGGCCGCCACTTACACCGCGCTGAGCCGCTGGGAACCGCGCATCCGGCTGGCCTCTGTGAAAATCACGCGCAACCAGGACGGCTCTATGCAGGTTGATCTGACCGGCCAGCGCGCCGACGGCTCACCGGTTGCCATGTCTGTCTCTACGGGGGTGAAAAGTGGCGGTAATTGATCTTTCCCAGCTGCCCGCACCGCAGATTATTGAGGTGCCGGACTTTGAAACGCTGCTCGCAGAGCGTAAAGAGGCGCTGATTGCGCTTTATC